GAGGTATTACCCTCAGACACCGATATCAACCTGCCTTTGGCATTGGCCAATTGGGTCATCGATGACCCGACGGGCCTAGTTCTGCCGTCGCTCCGCGGCTGGGAGTCGTAGTAATCCCGGCACGTCGCCGGGTTACGAACGCATGGTGGGACGGCTTGTCGCCGAATTCCACCTAAACGTGGAGGTTGTAACCTCTTTCCCAGTTAGCGTATCGCGATTCTGGTCGGCGCTTGCGCCGACCAGGGTTGCGACTATCAGAGGGAAAAGCGCGTATACTCGAGGCGATGTGCATATGCACATTGTTAAGGGTTAATGCGCGTGGTTGCGGAGTACCCGCTCGTTGCGGGTTGAAACTTCGCGATCTCCTCCATCCCTGGAGGACCTGATTGGTTGGGTTATCCTGACATAGCGCAGAAATCTTTTCCTGAAAGGGATAGATTTGCAAAGCTACGTCAAAGCCCTGACCCTAGTGTACGGGGGCATCTTTCGAGATGCAGTGCACAGATTCCCTTCTCTAAGGGCGGATCTGTCGAAAGACAAGGTTCGCTTTGATACCCTGGTTCAGTCGCGAGGAATCTCGTTTTTAGTGAGAGACCTCCCGGCCCTAGGCAAACACTTTGATCAGTGCTTAGCCGATGGGGAGTACAGTAAATCGGGGTTACCGGCTTCTAAGCCAATATCTCGATTCAGTCAAATCCCGAAGTTATTCCGGGGATTGACATTACTCGTATTTGAACCAAATGGTTGCTTAAAGGAGGACGCCGATGTCTCAGCTATTCGCATGTTGCGCCAATTTTATCGCGGCGCTAAGCGGGCTGATATTCAGTGCAGTCTTGAGGATAACGACCGCGAGGTCGCTAAGTTCCTTGAGACTGATAGTCAACTTCCAGACCCCGGTCCCTGGTGGGATTGGGAGGAGGGCGCGAAGATCGAGGAGACGTTCCAAGGCTTTGCCAAGGACCCCAACATCCGCGCGCGGGCAGACGAAGCCCACTTAGACTATTCCTTTTTACGGGCGTTAGACAGGATTGTCTGGCTCGTAACGTCTGCTCTCGGGGTTTATGACCCCGAGGAGTGGAGATTTAAGCATGGACGAGGTGCTGTTTCCGATATGGGCCCCAAAGACTTCAAATACAATTTATACGAAGTCTGGGATGAAGCCCTAGAAACCGAGTATCCAATTGCTGACTACGGCTTTTCGTCGTATATGCATTGGACAAGACACGTCGAACCAGGCGACCTCAGTTGGTCTTTCGACCTTGAGGTGGATCGTAACAGATTCGATAAGGTAGGTCCTTTGGCCTCCAAAATGCACTGTGTTCCTAAGGAGATCGACAGGCCGCGGCTAATCGCTGCAGAA